GACCTTGAAGACCTCTGTACGGCATTTGCTTGGGCAGCTTCTAGTCCTGTTATTGATTACATAGGTATTAGTATTCTAGCAGTACCAAATGCATACAACTGTGAGAAAGGAAATCCATTACAAAGATTCCATGCAAGATGGAAGTTTATGAATGAACTATATGACAGAAACTTATTACAGTTAGCAGCACAGAACGGTAAGAAGATCCACTTCTTAGGTATGGTAGATGGTCCAAATGAAATCAGCTTAGTAAGAGACTTCCATATTGACACTTGGGATTCAAGTGCTGGTGTGTGGGCTGGACTGAATGGAATACCATTTGATCAGTCTCCAACTGGATTAGGTAATGGAAAGTTTGAGAAACATGTTGACTTTGAAGCCAATTTCGAAGATACTAGTATGGCTAAGAACAATATGAACTATATTGATTACTTGGTAGACAGATATAACAAAACAGAGAGAATATGAAATACAGATTCAACGAAGATAAGATCCTTAACGAGATAAGCAGATACATTGCTGAGACATATAAGTCTCATTATGTAAATGAAAAGGCTGGTACTAAGGATGAAGAGATTCAAACTATAGATGTTTGGAAACAGATTGGTCATGTAGAAGAAGCATGTCATTCTAATATTATTAAGTATGCAATGAGATATGGTAAGAAAGATGGTTACAATAAGAAAGACCTTATGAAGATTATTCACTATACTATATTGTTATGGCACTTCACTCAGGAGAACGATTAATGAGTATGAAACATATAATGTCACCATCAGTTCCTAAGAACTTGCTAACAAATGTACAAGAGGGTGATAGTCAACCTAATGCGGTTGATCTTAGAGTACAAGACATCTTTGCACTTAAGAATGAAAGGTTTAAGTTAGAAGGTGATAAGAAGACACACAGAGGTTCAGAGAAGATAAATGTCGATGAGTTTGGCAATTGGAATCTTTATCCTGGTGTGTATGAAATTATTATGGAGAACATTGTAACAATTCCAGAAGGTTATGCTGGATGGGTTATTACAAGGTCAACCCTAAACAGGAATGGTCTTCACATTACTTCTGGTCTTTATGACTCAGGATACAATGGTGTGATGGCTGGTTTACTTCATGTAGCTCATGGCCCTGCTACAATACAAAGAGGTTCACGCGTAGGCCAGTTCTTAATGTTTGATGCAGAGACTCTATCTACTTATGATGGGGACTATGGTATTGGTAAAGAGCATGACGCAAAGTATGGAGACAAGTAATGAATATTAATATTCCAATAGAACAGTTGCAGAAAAGAGGACTAATGGTATGTACACCAATGTATGGTGGGCAGTGTGCAGGTATGTTTACAAAGTCATGCAATGACTTAGCAGCATTATGTATGCATTATAAAATACCTTTAAAGTTTTACTATCTGTTTAACGAATCACTTATCACAAGAGCAAGAAACTATTGTTGTGATGAGTTCTTAAGATCAGATAGCACACATATGATATTTATTGACAGTGATATATCATTCAATCCTAACGATGTTATTACGATGTTAGCTATGATGGATCATGAAGATGATAACAATGAGTATGATATACTGTGCGCTCCTTATCCTAAGAAATGTATTTCATGGGAGAAGATTACTCATGCAGTTAACCAAGGTGTTGCTGATGACAACCCTGAGATGCTAAGTAAGTTTGTAGGTGATTATGTATTCAATCCTGCAGCAGGTGGCAATGAGATTAAGATTTCAGAACCAGCAGAAGTTTTAGAAAGTGGTACAGGGTTTATGATGTTTAAGAAGAAAACATTAGAAACTTTTGCAGAGGCATATCCTAACATGATGTACAAACCAGACCATGTTAGAACAGAACACTTTGATGGCAAAAGAGAAATCATGGCATTCTTTGATGCAGTGATAGACGATAAGCAGCTTAACATTACAAAAGAACTAGAGTTATTCTACAAGAAGACTCCTAAGGCAGGTAAGAAAGCAGTTCTAGATTTTATCAAAGATAAAACAAATGGCCTTGATAGACAATATACAAACAGATATCTATCAGAGGACTATATGTTCTGTCAATGGGCAAGACATATTGGTCTGAAGGTATGGTTGTGTCCTTGGATGGAATTACAACATATGGGTTCTTTTGTATTCGGGGGATCGTTGAAAGACTTGGGCTCTATTGGAGCTCCAGCAACAGCTGATCCAAGTAAAGTTGGCAAAAATAAAAATATGTAATTATGAAATTAAGTGAAAATACAATTAATGTACTAAAGTCATTTGCAGTAATCAATACTGGAATAGAATTCAAACCAGGGAATGTCTTACAAACTATCTCACCTCAAAAGTCTATTATGGCTAAAGCTGAGATAGAAGACACTCTACCCGCTCACGGTTGTTTCTATGAATTAAATAGATTCTTAGGAGTACTAAGTCTATTTGATCAACCACAGTTAGACTTTCATGAGAAATATGTTACTGTCAGAGATGCTAAGAGATCAGTAGATTATACATTTGCAGATCCTCAGATGATTGTAACGCCACCTGCTAAAGAGGTACAACTTCCAGAAGTAGATGTTGAAGTAGATATTAAATGGGCTGACATTAGTAATGCTTTGAGAGCAGCTAATGTTATGTCCCTGCCTGAGATAGCAATATCATCTGAAGGAAGCACTATTAACTTAGAAGCTATTAGTAGTAAGAATCCTACAGCTGATAAGTACACCACTGTTATTGATAACAATAGTAGTGGTAAATCATTTAAGGCAGTGTTTAAGTTAGAGAACATGAAGATGATGAACTATGATTATAAAGTTGAGATATCAAGTAAAGGTATTGCTAAGTTCACTTCTCTTAATAATAAGACTTGGAAGGATGAGAAAGTAGAAATACAAGCAGGAGCAACCTTAACTTATTGGATTGCAACTGAAACTCAAAGCTCAACGTTTGAATAATATATGATGGAAAACTTTTTGTGGGTCGAACAATATCGACCAAAGACTATTGACGACTGTGTCTTACCAGATGAACTGAAATCAACCTTTCAGAAGTTCGTAGAGAATAAAAACATTCCTAACTTACTTCTATCAGGTTCAGCAGGAGTAGGTAAGACTACAGTTGCAAAAGCTATGTTGGACGAGCTACAAGCTGACTACATTGTAGTCAATGGTTCTCTACATGGTAACATTGATACTCTTAGAACAGAGATAATGAACTTTGCAACTACAGTATCATTTAGTGAAGGTCGTAAGTATGTCATCCTAGATGAGGCAGACTATCTCAACCCACAATCCACACAACCAGCTCTTAGAAACTTTATGGAGGAGTACTCGAGTAATTGTGGCTTTATATTGACATGCAACTTTAAGAATAGAATCATTGATCCATTACAATCAAGATGTAGTGTGATTGACTTTGTGTTTCCTAAGAAGATGGCTCCTAAGTTAGCTGGAGACTTTTTTCAAAGAACAAAAACTATCTTAGCAGAACAAGATGTTAAGTACGATGAGAAAGTTATAGCTCAAGTGATACAAACACACTTTCCAGACTGGAGAAGAGTACTCAATGAATTACAGAGATATTCAGTAAATGGGATCATTGACACCGGTATACTGTCTAACTCCTCTCAGAACGCGTTTAAAGAGCTTATAGCCCTACTAAAAGCCAAGCAATTCAGCGATATGCGCAAATGGGTTGCACAAAATATAGATAGTGATCCAACAAGTATTATGAGGAACCTTTATGATGCATCAAGCGAGAAGGTGGATCCTAAGTCAATACCTCAACTAGTATTATTGATAGGAGATTATCAATACAAGTCAGCATTTGTAGCTGACCAAGAGATTAATTTAGTAGCCTTCCTTACACAAGTGATGGCTGAAGTGGAGTTTAAGTAATGCCTTATATTGATTGGACTCCAGTTGAGAAAGTGAAGGAGGCTATCAATCTATGGAAAGGTGTAATGCATGATCCAAACTTAGATGGATACAATGGACTTAAATGTAAGAAGAAAATAGAAGCAGTAAGAGATGCAGCAATTGAAGCATTGAAAGATGCTCCAGTATATTATGGAGAAGATGAATGAAGGTAGCAATACTAGGAAATGGATTTGTAGGTAATGCCACTAATCATTTCTTAACTACATTTTGTAAAGACGTTGAAGTAATGATTGAGGATCCAGCTCAAGGTAAACACATTGATGACTGGAGTGACGTAGAGTATACATTTATATGTGTACCAACAGACATTGAGGATGTAAACAGAAGGCTGTCGCTTAGTAACGTACTAGTTGCTTTAGAGAGAGCTAAAGGTACATGTATTATCAGATCGACTGTTGGTCCAGATCAAGTAGGAATATTAGCTCTATCAACTAACAAACCAATTATACTTTGGCCAGAATTTTTAAGAGAGAAGAGTTGGAAAGAGGATGTAGAGAATCCTGAATTTCCTATACTATTAGGTGGAGACGCTAACAAGTTTCACCATGATGTCTTACCTCATGACTTTAGACATGTAGTGAGAACAACAAACATAGAAGCAGCTATGATTAAAGTTTCTAGGAACGCCATGCTAGCCGCGAAGGTAGCACAATCTAATATGATATATGATATGTGCACAAAGTGGAATGCACAATACGAAGTAGTAAAGAACTTCTTAAAGACAGAAGGCACACTAGGCAAGACGCACTATGATGTTCCAGGTCACGATAACAAAAGAGGCTTTGGAGGAAAGTGTCTTCCAAAAGATACAACGCATTGGGAATCTATGTTCGATGAAGATAATATGTTTACTATGTTATTAGAATATAATGAAACCCTTTGATTTTGTCAACAGCATAAACTTTACCAAAAAGAATCTTATGAGAGGTTCGGACAATGATGAATTGTCTGAGAAAAGTTATGCACCATATCTAACTAACAAATCCTTGTCTTATTTTACGGACACGTTATTGTATGCTAATGAGATGAACAAGTATCATTTCTTAGATAATA